TGAATTGGCTAGACTTCGTGATCAGAAATCACAGGAACATAAGATTCAGAAAGAACGCGCATTCTTATTTGGTCGCTCACCGATCAATATTACTGGCGCTTTCTCTGATGATGACCTTACAGATGCGAACAGTAATCAAGTTCGTGCAACAATGGGTATTATTCCTGCAATTGAAAAGCATGGTGATTCTTCAGGTGCTGACCAGAGTCGCTTTTCTATAACCGAAGCTAGTTATAGTTATGGCGATTTCGTGGACGATATGGAAAAAGTATTCCAGTATGTTCCTGAGGCGGGTGTGAAACGTGCTTTTTGTGGTGCAGGTGCTTTGAGTTACTGGTCTAAGATGGCTGGTTCTTCAGGTATGGCAGGCAACTCTGGTTGGACAGTAAACCTTGGCGACATGAAACGTGACGCTCTTGGTTTTAACTACAGAGTTCTTGAGACACCTCACGGTGCGTTGCAGTTGATTCCAACTCCGGCTCTACGACAAACATATAACAAAACTATGCTTGTTGTATCGGATGAGAATCTGTTCCATGCTCAATACAGGGCGCCAAAGTTCCAGGCAAACATCTTAACAGATGATGCTTACGATGGCGTTAAAGATCAGTACTTTTCTGATGAAGGTATTGGCGTAACACTCATTGAGAGTCACAAACTGTTTGAAATTAGTTAAGGGAGGTTAATTATGGCTAGACCTTATCTAGGTGGATCAAGCGCAGGTATAAAAACAGTTAGCTCTGATGCAACACTGTCTCCTGCTGATTCTGGGAAAACTATCCTTATGGGTACGAATGGAGTAGACATAACTCTTCCTTCTGCCGCAAAGGGCTTGGAGTTTCAGATTATCCAGACAGGCGACTATGATACTGCAGTATGTACGGTTGTTCAGGCTGCCGCTACTGAGGATTTTTATGGAGCCGTTTATGGCTCTACTCAGGGTGAAAGTGCTGGAACAGATGCTGATGTAGCAGGGGCTGCTAATACTAAAGTACAATTTGGCTCTGCTTCTTTAAAAGGAGACAGGGTTAGATTAGTTTCTGATGGAACTGGTTGGTATGCTGAAGCTTTTGCTCAGAACTATGCTGGAATATCCTTCGAAAACTAAAACAAATAACAATGGGGGAGATTCGGCTCCCCCAGCGTTGTAAAGAATTATGACACAAAAACAATTAATAGAACTCGTTAAGCAACATCATCCTGAATTGGGTGAAACACAGATACGTTTATATCTGAATCGCGCATTGGATGAGTTCTGTAGAAAAACGCGGATTTTGGCTCAGTTGTATACATTCCCAACTGTTTCAAATCAACGATACTATAACCTTGACGATGCTATATCAGAAGTCACTAGAGTTGACTATGATAATTATGAGATCCCGAGGTTAACTACGCCACCTGAAAAAATGGATACTACATAATGGCTGATGACGCTAGAACAAGTGCTTTAAAGCATGTATGGTGGATAGAGCGCGATGCAATAGCAATCGCAAAAAGTTCAGCTACGGATACTACTACAAACTATGTATCAGTATCTGAAGTAAAAACAGTAAACGTCCATGCTGTAAAACTGGACGAAGATTTTGTAGCAACTGGATCCGGTATTACAATGACCGAATCTCCAGCTATTCCTGCAGAATTTCATGAGGCATTAGCAAGTTACGCTATTGCAAAGGGGTATGAGTTAAAACCCGAATTAATTAGACAAGCTGGGTATTTTAGAAGTTTATTTAATGATGATGTTAGAGAGGGTAAGAAATACGCAAATAAAGGAAGGGACGGGACCGCTTATGCGGTAACCCCTTATGACTATTAATGGCATTTACAGAAGTTAATCCGATAGCCACAACTTTTACATCAATAGCTAATACTTCTGCTACTTATAGTGAAGTTAATCCGATAGCTACAACATTTGATACAATCTTTTCAGAAAGTTATTATTGGGAAGATCTTACGGCCACCAATTGGGAAGACGCTCTTGTGGCTTCCAGTAGTTTGCCTTTAGAATGGGATGGTTTAACAACTTTTTCATTGATCACCAATGCCACAACAACATTTACTGAAGTAGGAATATCTGGATGAGTTTTAAGACAGAAATAGAAGATTTGATTGGATCGGTTGGCGATGATGATCTTATTTCAACATCTATACAGGATATAGGCGCTGAGATAGTAGACGTCCTTCCTGTCGATAAACTGTTAGCAGTTGCAAAGACAGTAGCTGTTTCATCTTCAGGCTTAACTACAGCAGGCAAGAAAGTACTAGCGGTAGACAAAGATGATCTGCCAGCAAGAGAAATACCCTCTATTCAAAAAGCAAAATACAATGACGCAAACTCTATTTATGCGGCAAGCGATACTGATGCAGTATATTACATTGAAGATGAGACTGTGAAAATAAACGGAGATGCAGGAAGCGGTGCAACGGCAGGTGTTCTTCATTATGTACCTAAAATACCAACATCAGATGGCAGTACGGCTATATTAAATTCAGATTCATCCGTAAGTAACTTTCCACAAGAAGCAGAGCGTTTATTGGTTTTAGGGGGAGCAACAAGATGTTTGCAACGATTAATGGCTGATAAAACATCGAGTTTGCCTAGCGATATATCAGAACTTGTGTTGAGTGAGATATCGGAAAGCTTACCTACATTTACTGCGCCAAGCGCTTTTGTTCTAGTACCGGCACCAACAGGAGCCGATGTGGATTTTAGTAGCGTGCCGTCTTCACCGAGTTTTACATCACCTGTTTATTCAACACCATCGCTTGGATCGGTCGGCAGTATATCATTACCTACGGCTCCAGTTGCCCCATCTTCTCCAAGTTTTACTTACACAAATGCTAGTATATCCGACATAATACAGCCGATTGTTGCAATATCTGATATGGCAACTCTTTCTGTATCGGTGCCATCTTATACAGAACCTGTATTGTCTCTTGGTTCTGCTCCAACTATACCTGATCTAACAATAGCGTCTGTATCCCCTACTTCTCCATCGCTTACATCTGTAACATTTACTAGCGTTAATTCGGCACTTGATGCAACTTCCCCAGTTTTTTCTACTGCTACAGTAGGATCAGCAAGTGTTTATACTGGTTCTGCCCCTACCTATACCAAACCAATAACAACATTAGGCTCTACCCCAACAATAACAGATTTAACTATTGCGGCAGTACCTCCAGCACCTCCTTCAGACCCTACTATTTCGTCGTCTGGAATAGCTACGATTTCTAAAGCTGATATAAGCGGGGATGTACCAGCCTATACATCACCTACTACTACAATAAGTGGAGAAACTTGGGCAAGCGAATATCCTCATGCCGAGGTTGATCTTACGACTGCACTTGCAGCAATTGTGACAAATGTTGATCTTGCTAATGGAGTATTTGATGGAATACCATCTTCACCTGTTCCTCCCGCTAGTCCTAGTTTTTCGACTCCTGGAATTAGTACAGTAACAGCTTCTTCAACAACAGTTTCTAATGTAGGTACTCCTCCTACATATACAGCTCCAGTAGTTGGTGGAGCAACTGAAGAATTAACAGCTTCATTAACTGCTTTATCAGGTGACGCTCTAGCTACAGATGCAGACTTTTTAGATATTAGTAAATGGTTTACGGCAGCAGGTGAAATGATTGAAGATGAAGAAGATACAGAACTAGCACAAGCACAATTACAAAAAATTTCTACTTATATACAAGCATATTCAGGTGCTATGCAAAATCAGTTGAATAAGTTTAATGACGCTAATGCAGAGTATCAAGGCAAATTGAAGGAAGCTATTCAACAGGCTCAGATAAATGCTCAAAAAGCCCAAACTGATGCTCAATTAGCCGCAACAGAATCTCAACAAGAAGCGAATTTGTTATTACAAAAAGAGCAACAGGAATATGCATCTAATTTGCAGAAATATAGTGCAGAAGTTCAAGACTATCAGGTAGAAGTGGGCGGTATGTCTGCTCAAGGTCAAGGATATATTCAAACAGCACAGGGATATGCAAATGAGATTAAGACTCGATTGGCAGTTACTCAAACAAAGATAGGAGAATATCAAGCGAAAGTACAGGACGCTTTAAATACTTTCAATAAAAATAATGCCAGATATCAGGCTAATGTACAAGCAGAAATTACTAAGGCTCAAATAGATGCACAGGAAGCTCAAAAAGAAGGCGATATGATTTTACGTGCAGATATACAGGATTATACTTTGGAACTGCAAAAGTATCAGGCAGAATTGCAGTCTTACCAAATGGAAGTACAAGCAGAAGTACAAGAGTATCAGCAAAACCTTGAAGGGGATTTAAGGGTATGGCAAACTGAGAGACAGACAGATATACAGAAATACCAAGCTGATGTACAGAACGAATTAAATGAGTTCAACAAAGAGAACACGGTATATCAATCAGCTATTCAGGAATCTATGCAGGAAGCACAAATAGCTAATCAAGTAAATATAGCCAATGCAGAATCACAGTTAAATCTTTCTTTAAAGAATAAAGACAGGGATCAGCAGAGACAATTGCAGAATGGAATTAATGATATGCAGGCTATTATGCAAAACAATGATGACCTGATACAAAAATATAATTCTGAACTACAGGGATATCAAAACAATATCAATAAAGAAGTTCAGCAATATGCTCAAAACCTTGAAGGCGATATTCAAGTTTGGCATGCAGAACGGCAAACTGATATACAAAAGTTTGGAACCGATATACAAAATGCATTAAATACTTTTAATAAAAGCAATGTAGAGTATCAGCAAGATATACAAAGAGAAACGCAGAATCTTACTAAAGATATACAAGTAGCCATACAGAATGCACAACAGGAGTATACTACACGTAAGGCTAATATGGATAAAAACACTCAGGTGGGACTACAGAATGCATTGCATAATTATGAAAAAGATATTCAACAGTATCAGGCAGATATGGCTAAGTACCAGGCTGAAATTTCATCATATCAAGCACAAGTAAATACAACGATCCAAACATGGGTAAATGAAGAATGGAATCAAAATTTCCAGAAATATCAAACTGATTATACGAGCAGTCTACAGAATTATTCTGCTGATATACAAAAAGAGACAGCTAGCTTTGGCTCTAATCTTAGCGTTTATCAGCAAGAGATACAAAAAGCTTTACAAAAGTATCAAGCTGAAACAAGCTATGATATAAGTAAATACAGCGCTGAAGTACAAGCGCAAACCAGCAGGTTCGCCAGCGACTTACAGAAAAACACAGAAACATTTCGTACATCTATGGAGCGATACATAAGTGAACTCCAGAAAGTAGCGGAAAGCAATCAAAGTAAACTGTCTAAGTATGGGACCGATATTCAGAACTATGGATCAAAGGTTCAGAAGCACGGTATGGATTATCAATGGAAACAGGGTCAATACCAACAACTGAAGGCTGAATATATGCAAGGTTTACAATTATTAACTAGCGGTGGGATACCGCAACAACAACCGCAACAATAAGTTGCACAACGAAGGAGATAAATATGGCTGGTAAATTAAGATACTCTATCAGCGTAACACCATTAGAGACAGTAACTGAACAATATGGGTTCACTGGGGAGGTTGTTGATATACTACAAGATTACGCAACTCGCTCAGTAGACGTTATTATGACTGAAGTTCAACAAACATTAGAATGTTCAAGTGCAGACTTTACATTAAGTGTTGATGATTTGACGAATACTACTCATGGGTTTGCATCTGGGGCTCCTTATTATTTAACAGCTCCAGCTGTAGCTAATAGTTCTGGAAGTACTACAACATTACCATCTTTAGCAGCAGCTCAATTTGTGTATATTGAAAATACAGGATTTCAGCAAGCATCATCTAGTGCAACAATAGGCACAACTGTTAATACAGCAGATTATTTAATTGTACAATCTCATGCAACTGGGACTAGTGGTATTGAAGT